CCCTTATATCGGCCAGATAATCCCACTTCTTCTTCTCAATCAAGAGGGTGGGGTAATGCGTGCGTCGGCACTTCATCTCGATATAAGCATCGTTGGTAATGCCATCGTGCCGGTCGGTCGGTGAGACTGGCGTTAAGTCCGGATAAACCGACTTTAGCGCCTCAAAGAGTTCCACCTCGCGAAGGTAAATTAGTCGTCCTCTTCCCAATCATCGAGCGGATTTTTTATTGGGTCGCTCGGATCAACAATCCAATCGGGATAAGAGCTTCTGTCCATCGCAAAGGCTAAAGCTGTGCCTTCGTCCATTCCGGCTTTGCGGCAAGCGTCATACACTTCTTTGGCAGCAATAGCCCAGAAATCCAGCTTCGTAAGGATTGGCTCCTTCGTCGTTTTGCGACGTTTTGCCACCTTCTTCGCTGGTTTCTTAGCGCGTTTTCTTGTTGCCACTTCTAGCCACCTTTGCTGAGAGGGCTAATTCTAACTGAGACTCCATCTTGTCAAGGCGCGACACAATGGGCAGATTCTCAAGTTTTATTATGTAACGAAGGCCAGCAATCAATAAGGCGATTGATCCGAGAACCGAAGCTACGAATCCAGCAATTGTATTTGCGTCCATTACCGGATTTTGCCGTATCGCTCGTAATTGGGGTTGAGCCAGTTAATCACGGAAGGCAACACACTCACAAGTGCTGCATTGAGAATGTAATCGGGTTGAAGTCCGACTGAGAGGTATGTCGATAGAGCCGTCGCGAGGAATGTTTTCGCCCAGCTTCCCGCCATCAGTTTCAATTCTGCCATTTTGTTTATCTCCTTCGAGGTCAAACCAGCTGCCGTCTTTGTCTCCCAAAGTTGTAAAGCTCACGTGGAAGTGATGGCGATGAGGATTGACCCCTTTGTATTTACGCCATTTCCAATTCAAAATCGGTGATGAAATACGTCCATCAAAAATTAAATACTTAATACGCTTATCGCCTCGCTTAGCACACTTACGAATTTTTTCGACTAGCGCGTGAGCTTCTTCCGGATGACTTCCCAAGTCGCTTGTAATATCGAGCGCCCTAACGATTCCGTTTGCATCAGGATTGTGATCCGACTTGCGAGACGAATGTCTGGTGTCTCCAATCCAGCCGTCGCTCTTACGCGATCTCTCAATATAAAGGTCATCTATCTGCTCCCTTAATTGCTGACCTGCTTTGCACAATTTTGGCATTAGCCGGCGATTAACTTAGCTTCTTCGGCTGTTATGCCTAGCCGTTCTAAAATATCTTGTTTGGCTGCTGCCTTTGCGGCTTCCTTTGCAGCTACGATGTTTTCGATATCTGCCAAAGTGTCATTGAATAATTTTTTAGCGATTGGCTCGCAACCATCAAAATATTGAATTGAATCAAAATCTTCGCCGTAAATGACCCACCCACCATTAGGCCGTAGGTATTCCATTACTTCTTTGCCTTTACTAATTTCCATCATTAAGCTCCAATCTCCAATAGAACAATAGAAGATTCATTTCCGCCTAAATTGACTGATACCGAAGCTGCGTTTGCTCCGTTTGCAAAATTCAAAGTATAGGTCGTTGAGGAAGTTGTGGAGGGAGAATCAACATAGTTAATTGCAAACATTTGATACGCCTCAACTGCTGTATTGTTGTAACCAATATTATTCAAAGCAAATATACTTGTCGCACCTCTGACTAAGTCAAAATTTACTCTCGAACCTGCGTTAGCGGCAGATTTTTGTGCTGCACCGGTGATCAAAACTAATACTTTTGATGAAGTAGCACTTGGAGTAATGCTTGCCGTTATTCCAGTCGAGGCCATAACGTTGGTGCTATTGCTTGCTGAAGCAGTAATTTTCGCGCTGACAACTTGTAAAACTTTGCCACCAGCTGCAACTGCTGCCCATTTAACACCACTTGCTTCCGTTGAGTCTGCAGTTAAAACGTGTCCATTTGTTCCGACTGCCAATCTCGCCGGTGTATCGGCTGCCGTTCCAACTATCAAATCGCCTTTAGCATCAATAATTGCATTTTGAATCGCGTTGGAATCATCTTGTGCGACCCAAGTAAAATCCAAATCCGTATTTGAAGCTTTAGATAATACCTGTCCGGTTGTGCCGCCTTTGAGATCAACGAAGGAAGTATCTATTGAGTTGCCCAAAGTGCGCATTGCCAAAGCGCCATCTTTGACGAGATCTGTGTCGTCAGGGGTTTCCCACCCGAAGTTGGTCGTTGTTGCCATTAGCTGATTACTCCTATCGCGTCTTGCCATTCTAGCGTATTAAGTATCGTATTCCACGTTTCTGCCGCGTTCACTTGATCCCAATTCTGGGCTACTGCGCTGAACTCAGTCGGTGATGCGGTGAAAGTCAATGAGAGGCCATTAAGGGTGCTAGTCCAAGTCCAGCCCTCGATATATCCGGTAAACTCGCCGCCGTAAATATTGATGGGCAGATTGGTTATTTTGACCGGCTGGCCCATAAATACATTTATTAAGGCATCTCGGTCGGCGTCAGTCATTTCGGGATTTTGGAGCGGAAAGGTTATTGAATCGAATAATGGGCGAGGATAGGCGCGAAGGGCAATCTGGCGATCTACGATTGTTTGAGCGTCTGTGGCATCGTGAACGAGCGAATTTTCTTGGACTGAGTAAAGGCCATAAAGGTCAATTGAATCTTGGTCTAAAGCCGTTTTTGAGCTGTTGAAATTATTGCCATAGTTGATTTGATAGTCATTGATAATTTTGCCCGAGCGGATGGATTGCTTAATGCCAGCCGCGAAAGCCTCGCGAGCGTCCAATTCCGTGTATCCGTTAGCGAGTAGGTATGTCTGCCGATGAGCTGCATCGGCGTAGCCAATTTCCCCATTGGCGTTCTCATAAACATAGCCAAGAGCTGAATTGGCGATTTGGGTGACGATTGAATAGTAATCAATTGGGCTGGCTGAACGCTGAACCATTTCATACTGTCCGGGTCTATCAATGTCGCCAAGCCCTACGTCGCCAGCATTGGCCCACGTCGTTGTTGGATCGTAACTACTCCATTGTTGCGCTGGGCTGACTTCATTCCAAGAGGCAAGCAGCAAGGAACTAAGAATTGTAAAAATCTGATCGCCATCGTCATCTTGGGCTAACGAGTCAATCCAGATGGCTTTCGAAAGTTTAGATAATGCGCCTAGAGCAAAAATCTGGATTTGAGTTACATAAGCCACTTCACCAGCGGTTCTCACACTTGTTGTCACATCGCTAATTCGTCCACCGAATAGGCTAACCCAGTTGCCGCTCGTATCTTTGACCTCGAGGGTTACGCCAGTATTAACGCTCCAATCATAAAACGCGTTGGTTGCGTTAATGAGCTGCAAATTGCAATAACCTGCTTGGGCTTGGGTATTAACGTCGGTGCGACCAGAAGTAACGGTAAAGCCGACAAGGGTTAAATCTGTCGCATCTGTGCCGTTAATAAGAACGCGATACTCGGGTGTCCAAACTGTCATAACTCTTGTCTAATTCCAAACAACTGGCTTCCGCCACCAGTTCCGCGAGAGTTTGAATTGTTGAGAGCTGAGACAACTGCTCTAGTAAAACCTTCTTCATCAATTGCGCTGGGGGCATTGACGTTAATGGTTACAGGGGCGATTCCTTGAGCATCTGCCAATCTTGAGAATCCGCCAGAGGATACTGTGATAGGTGCGGCTGATCCGACTGGAACGCTTGGCGTTGAGGCCGCAACTCTGGGAGCGGTTGTGACTGGCGTTGTAACCGTGGTTGTACGCGTTGAAGGTGTTACGTTAGCCGAACCGCTTGATGGTGGAATGATTGATGCGCCGCCAAATGGCAAACTTGCCGTTGGAACGCTTCCAGTCCTCGAAGTGGTCGTTGTGGAGATATTAGGAATCGTTGAAACGTTAGGGAGAATGGGAATTGAGTTGTAAGCGCGGATAATCTTATTAACTGCGTCAATGACGTCATTAGCCAATTCTTTGACTTTGCTGGTAACTGTGCCAATGATGTTGATGATTCCAGCAATTGTGGCTCCGACTGATTTAATTGCGCCTACTAAAGCCGTTTCAAAAATGGGGACTAAATAGGTTTTGATGAAAGACCATAAGTCGCGCAAAGCTGCTTCGTTATTCTTAAATGCCTGAACGATTGGATCAATGGCTGCTCGCTTAGCCTCTTGGAACTTAGGAATGAGAACGTTTACAACGTAATCAAGAAGTCTTTGAATGACTGGCAATAGTTGAGCGCCGATTGCTTCTTTGGCCTCATCAAAGCCCACTCGCAACCTAGCAATCTGACCTTCAAAAGTGTTGGCTTGGGTAGCAGCTGCACCGCCGAAGGTTTGACCTAATTGTGTTACTGCACCCTCAAGACCCATCGTCTTAATTTCGGCAGCTGATAAACCAATTCCCAAACGAGCAAGGGAAGCGGTGTTGCCTTCATAGGCTTTACCTAAAGCGTTTGAAACTGTCTCAACGTCTTTGCCGGTGGCGGCTGAAATATCAAGGGCGAGAGTTAATAGTTTTTGAGATTCGGAGACTGATCCTGTGGCCGTTGCAAGTCTTTGGAGTGCTGGACGCAACTTATCGTCTGCTACGCCAGTAGCCAGAGCCGTTTTGTTTATCTGCTCTTCGACTGCCGCTATTTGGGCTTCTGTGGCCCCTGTGACGTTCTCTAACGCTAGGGCTAAGCGCTTTTGTGCAGCTTCATCTTCTATGGCCGCTTTGACGCCTTCAATGGCTAATTTGCCAGCATAGGCAGCAGCCGCAGCAGCGGCAGCAGCAAAAGCCGCAGCGGCAATCTTGCCAAACTTTTCTAACTTACCGCCAAAGCCTTCGACCTCTTTGGAGCCTACGTCAAGATTCTTTTTTAGATTATCAACATCAGCGAGAATGGATAACTTAAGCGTTCTACTTCCGGCCATTAGATGTCCCACTCCTTAAGGATGTAAGCAAATCCTTCTTCCCACTTATTGACTAATTCAGGCTGAATTTTGCGAAGGGTCGGGTAGATAAAATAACCTGCTGCCCCCCTACCAAGTCGAGGACTTCTTCTGGGAAATTGTCTAAAACGACTAGATCCAAATTCAAGACCCGGCCAGAGATTTTGTGTAGTGCCGCCACCTGAAAAACGCTGAGTGGCAAATCCGTAAGAGAATTCGCCAATCTTTGACGACTTTTTAACTCGGACGCCGTCGGCGACTCTTTGAACGGCTGAGGCAGCTTTGAATCTGTTGTAAGCAGCTTGTTTAATTTCATCAGCTGCAAATTGAGCCAATGAATTAGATAATCTTTGCGCTTGTTTTTTGGATTCTTCGTCCATAGCTTTGAAGGCTTGGACAATATTACGCAACTCGCGGCGATCATAAGCAATCGCTTCATCTGCCACCTTTGCGCTCCTTCAATATCTCAATTGCCGTTAATACTTGTTCGATGTCCGTCCACTCGCTCATTGGGATTCCGGTCGCTATTGCGACTTCGACAAGAAGCCGATTTACGCTTCCGGACTCGTAGCTTTTGGGCTTTCATCTCCAATCAGCATTTCATCAATGGACAGTTCCCAGATTTCCTGAGACTTCGTGGGCTTTCCTGCCGCTTCGCGCTTGTAAGCGAAATATGCAAGATCTAAAAAG